TTATACAGATATCATAGCTAAACAAGAGCAATTTCTTATACCTAAAAACTCGAATAACGAATAAAATATTAAAAATAAATTAAATTAATTAAACTGAAGAAGGGTGCGGAAAGACACGACGGAAGACGAAACGGAAACAACGACAATTGAAATAATATTAATAAATACCAAATAATATTATTTGAGTATTAGTATTTAAAATGATAGACAATTAAATATTAGATGACATCATATACAACCCAAAATAGTTTATTACTTAATAATTTATTACAATTTTACGACAAGGATGATAATCTTGAGGTGATGTTGAATATCATTAATGGGGAGTCGCCAATCTCTCTGCGAATTGTGGATTGGTTTGTAACTAACTATGCGAAACAGAAATTTACTGTATATAATTTGGAGGAAGGTGGTGGTCGGTTCAAGGTATACAATGATTATAAATTAAAATTAAAGGCGTATTCAAAGAAACGTTTTGATCCATTTTGTAGGTGGGATAGAATAACGATTCCATACAAGGAAGACAAGCTGATCCAGACAACAATTGGTCAGTTAAATTTTTTCAAGTGGGCGCTTGAAAATGAAATAATCTCGTACATCAAGAATAATTACGCAGATATAGAAAAGGATATGAACAATAGAAACAGCACTTCGAAACGCAAACTAGTGCTTAACAATAGCAAGACAAGAAAAAAACGCGAGGAGCTATCTATATCCGCATCCAAAACAATTAAACAGGAAAATGTATCAGTAACAATTAAATTTGATTGATTAATGTGAATACAATATAAAAATTACAATTCGTTTTTATTAATGGGGAACTCTTTAACTATTAATAAAATAAATTTCGAGGATGTTCAGGAAGCAATCCGAAAAGATTATGTAATAGTAAATACGCTTACTATTAACAAACAGAATTGTCTTATAGATAAAACTCTCTCTGCTACAGACGAAGTATCGGTTGTCAATCGAGCGATAACCTCTGGTAAATTAGGAGATAAAATAATATTATATGGAGAGAACTCTACAGATAACAGCGTATACTCCAAATACAAACAGTTGTCCGACCTTGGATTTGATAATATTTCTGTATATCTTGGTGGACTATTTGAGTGGTTGCTTTTACAGGATATATATGGTGCCGATTTATTTCCAACCTCAAAAAGAGAACCAAACCACCTTCAATATAAAGGAGCAAAAAAAATAGACGTTAAAATGATAGAATGAGTTGTTTAATGAGATATTTGGGATATTTACACGTTGTATTAATCGGACACCTCATCCATTGCGCGATTGGCAAGCTCGTCGGCCGCGGCATTATTGTTCCGCTTCACATGGATATATTGGACGTTTTCAAAATTAAGCAACGCTTTTTTTGCCTCGTTGTAAAGCGGTTTTAGATTATCAGACTTAACGGTATATGTCCCATTAAGTTGGTTTATTACAAGAAGAGAGTCCCCCTTGATTATTAAATGTTTAATGTCAAGCTCGCACGATTTTTTAACACCCAGTATGAGTCCCATATATTCTGCGTAATTGTTGGTCTGTGTGCCAAGTGACAATGAACCTTCGTAAACAATTCTATATGCGCTGTCGTAAATTACATATCCACACCCCGAAGGTCCAGGGTTTCCGCGACTCCCTCCATCAAACATCATAACATAGTTATCAACCGTCTCAATGTTTATACAATTCTCAATCGTTTCAATCAATATATCGTTATAATCCTTATTCTTATTATCACCGCATCCGTCAAGCACAATAGTTGTTTCGCTCTTATCTTGTCTCAACCACTCTTCGTGATAGCTGTGACACTTCGTAAGATATTCGATTGGAATATTCTCTCCCACTCGCCCGCGCTTCATTACACGCTGATGTGCGATTTCTGGGGTGGTTCTAATATATATGTAATTAATATCGGGAATATCACCAATAAATTCATTAAACCATCTGTTGTATATCTCGTAATTAATGGTGTCTATCTTATCCTCATCATACAACATCTTGGCAAAGACCATCTTGTCGGTTAGTAGACTGCGCTCCGTAATAATATACTTGTACCCTTTTTTGATTGCCTTTTGTAGTTGAGATAGTCGTGTTATATATGCCATCATCTGAAATGAGAACGCATATTTTTCCTGATCCTCATAGTATTTTTCAATAATAGTGCTACCATTTTCATCACATATCGTCTCCCATTCAGTTACCGGCTCTAGAAGGAAGTGAACGTTTTTGTTTCTAAAGAAACGCTGTTTTAGTTCTTTAATTATAGTTGATTTACCCGAACCAATGTTGCCTTCGATTGAATAGATGTGTTGAGTCATTTTGATACGTGTATTACTATTATTTATAATTAAATCAATTTTAAAATTGAATTAATAATATACCAAATATTAATGTTACAAATGGATTTTAATCAGTGTAAACTAACCAAAACCGAATGGAACAGCATTGAAATTCCCGTAACGGAAAATGAGAAATATATAAGTAATCTTATTATTCGCGGATTTAATAATGTCAACATCACTATTAATAAAAGCACATCACTAATGTCGTTTCTGAAGATTACATCAAGCGAAACATTAGATAGTTATGTTTACTGTAAATACATACAGAGCGACATGAATAATGTCCTGAATACATTATCCGAGACCGTAAAACAAAGATGTCTATTTATATCTATTAAATCTAATAACATAGCCATTAAAAAAGCAGACGCAATACGATTCGGCAACACAGATAAACAGCTATCACAGCATAAAAAAACTATTGTTGAATTTGTGGTGGTCCATATTATTGACAAGCTTTGTAAATATTACAACAAGAAAAATGATAAGTGGGTATTCTATTACTATACCCTATCTAAAATGATGCAGTTTAATTTTGAATCATTCAATCGTATTCTTAAAGAGAATGCTATGAAGGTTGTTGAGATATTTAATTCTGAGTGTCAATATAACACAATTATATCCAGAGGAACTGATTATATAGAGAATAATACCTATCTATTTGATTATGCCGATGACAAATTATATGAGCATCAAAAACAGCTATTCACATTCTGTAAGGATAAGAACCCAAAACTGGTTCAATATATTGCACCTACTGGTACTGGAAAAACGATGTCTCCGCTAGGTCTTTCAGAACACTCACGTGTTATATTCGTATGTGCTGCTCGCCACGTCGGTTTGTCGCTAGCCAAGGCCGCCATTTCGGTAGGCAAGAAAGTGGCGTTTGCGTTCGGGTGTAGTGACGCAGAGGATATTCGCCTACACTATTACGCAGCCAAAGACTATACCACAAACTGGAGAAGCGGCGGTATCGGAAAGGTGGATAATACTGTTGGTAATAAGGTTGAAATAATGATTACAGACATCAAGTCCTATTTGCCGGCGATGTATTATATGCTTGCTTTCAATAGTAAACAGGATATCATTCTCTATTGGGACGAGCCAACTATTACTATGGATTACGATGACCACGAATTTCACAGTATTATTCATAAAAACTGGACGGATAACCTTATAGAAAATGTAGTGTTGTCATCTGCGACACTCCCGCAATACGAAGATATGCAGGAAACCATTGGTGATTTCAAGTCGAGATTTACGGATGCGAATATTCATACAATTGTCAGTCACGACTGTAATAAAAGCATCCCAATCATTAATAAGGCGGGATACATCGAGATGCCACACTTTATGAGCCCGAAATATGAGGAGGTTCAAACAATCGTCAATCACTGTAATAAATACAAAACCCTCTTGCGATACATTGATTTCGAAGAGGCGATTGTCTTCATACAAAAGGCAAATGAAATGGAGGCGTATGACTCGCGTCAGTTTTCAATATCGCATAATTTCCACGAGGTAAATGATATCACAATGGCGAGCATCAAATTATATTATTTGAAGTTGCTTGGAAATATCAACCCCGATAAGTGGGACGGACTTATTTCATCTCTTCGGCAGAAATTGTATCATCGTTCAACGATTCATATGGTTACGAGCGATGCGCATACACTAACAAACGGCCCGACGATATTTCTCGCCGACGATGTAAATAAAATAGCGCGGTTCTGTTTACAAGAGGCGCGCATACCCGAACAAATCATACAGAACATTCTGGGCGTTATTAGCTATAATAATAACATTAAAAGCAAAATTAACGTTATGCAAAAGTTGTACGAGGACGGTACGAAGGAGGACGAGAATAAGGAGAAAAAAATGACGGATGGGCGTGTGAGCGCCGATATGCAGCGCCTGATTACGAATATCAAAGAGCTAGAACAATGTATAAAGACTGTCGAGCTGGATAGACAATATATCCCGAATAGTGAGGCACATCTAAGAAAATACAGCGCAACAGTTAACGGTAGCCAATTCCCGTTTACGTGTGATATTACCGATGACATTATCGAAGACATCATGCTGATTGACGACGTTGAAGACATATGGAAAATCCTTCTTATGATGGGCGTCGGTGCGTTTATGCTCCACAACAGCGATAGCTATATTGAAATTATGAAGAACCTCGCACAGGAACAGAAACTATACATGATTATAGCATCTTCCGACTATATTTACGGGACAAACTATCAGTTTTGTAATGGTTATATCAGCAAGGATATGGCATTGATGTCGCAGGAGAAATGTATTCAGGCAATGGGGCGAATTGGACGAAATAAGCTACAACATAAATATAGTATTCGATTTCGTGACGACGGACTTATTATCAAACTCTTTAACGAAGACGAAAATAAACCCGAGGTCTCTAATATGGCTCGTCTTTTCAATAGTTAAATAATATAAATAATAAAATATCTTAATATATAATGAAGTCCTCATTTCTAGGAAACCTATCATTGGGTGCGGTAACAGGCAGCTCGATAGGGATGATGATGTATTTTTTTAATAAGTCTAAACGAAAGAGGGACGGTCACGGATTTGATGGATACGACATTGATAATTACCACGACGAAACATTATATGAAGAGGACTCAACTGACGGCACTTATGATATGGATAGTTCGGTTAAAGAGCCACCGAATCGTATCCAGTCTGGTGATGTTTCCTCCAAATACACGCCAGTTTCCTCTGAAGAGCTCTTCATATGTAATCTTGACGATATGGTTTACTCTAATCTAACTGTTATAATTCCTGAAAACAGATATAAGAAAATTGGTGATTATGTGGAATATGTTGACTATGAGCAATCGGAGGAGTATTTTGAGTAAGTTTTCTATTTTTTATGTAATTAATATTATTTTTAAAATAATATTAACTTTATGGTTTAACGCAGTCGGAGAACTAGGTGGATGGTGGATTCCTTTTGGATATTGTAATCACTCAGTGTGCGACCATCCTCGAGTTGTTTTCCTGCGAAAATAAGTCGCTGTTGGTCGGGTGGAATCCCCTCCTTGTCTTGGACCTTCTGTTTTACATTTTCAATAGTATCACTCGGTTCTACGTCTAGTGTGATTGTTTTGCCTGTCAATGTTTTTACAAAGATTTGCATTATATAATAATATATTGGATATATTATTTAAATTATAAACACTATTGTTCTGTAAGTATTTTAAAAATAACATATTATTTATGATATTTTTATATTTGATTTGATTTACTGATACTAGATGGATCTAGTTCGAGTAGGCAAGGCCGCCCATGCCCGACATGACACGGAGGACGTTGTAGTTGGTCGCGTAGACACGGACCTTGGCGGTCTTGGTGCCCGAGACGGTGGCGTTCGAGAGGACAAGCTGGAGGGTGGCGTTGTCAATGCGCGAGAAATTGCACGAGCCCGACGGCTGGTGCTCCTCCGGGCGAAGGGCGAACGAGTAGACGTTGATGCCCGAGTCCGGGGCGCGGGTGTGCGACTGGAACGGCTGGACGAGGTCGAAGTAGGTGCCCTCACGCTCCGAGAAGCGGTCCTGGCCGTTAAGCTGGAGCTTGGCAGTGACGACCGGGTTCTCGCCCCAGCAGTGCATGTCGAGAGCGGTCTCAGCGAGGACGAAGGTGCCCGCATCCGAAACCGACGAGCCGGCATCACCTAAACCATTGCCACCAGTGACGCCGAACTGACCACCCGAAGCCTCGGTGTAGAAGTTCGCGCCAACAGTCGAAACGTCAACGGCGCCGGCGTCCTGGAAGAGACCCGAAGCGTTGATGAACGAGTTGGTGGTGGCCGAGGTCGATGCGTCACCACCGAACGCCATGATGGAGTTCGGGAGAGCATCGACGGCGTCAGTGTAATTGAATGGCTGGGCGCCAAGAGTCTTGAAGAGCATCTTGCCCTTATCGAGCGAGGCGCAGTAGTCAACATTCTCGTCCGGCTGGACGACCCAGACAAGCTCCTTGCACGGGTGGTTGAAGTTGAGCTTGATCTTGTTCGACGACGAACCGACCGACTCATCGCCAGTGAACTGGAGCTGCTCGATGAGGTACTCGTGCGGGTTCTGGGCCATGCGGCGGCGCTCGTCGGTGTCAAGGAAGACGTAGTCGACGTAGAGCGAGGCGGCAACGAGCGACTGGTTGTAGGCCTTGTTAACCTTGACGCCAGTGGCCGAGTCAAGACTGTTGACAGCCCAGAGGCACTCGTCAATCGGGCGAAGGTCGAGGTTAATCTTGACCTCGTGGTACTGGAGGGCGATGAGCGGAAGCGCAAGGCCCGGGTTGCGGCAGTACCAGAACTGGAGCGGCACGTAGAGAGTGGTCTCCGGGAGGGCGTTGCGCGGGGCGCAGACCTGCTTCGGGGCAGTGGTGTCGCACGGACCGTCGACAGCAGCGAAGCCGGGGTCGGTGAGGTAGGTAAGCTGGGTGGTGTTGCCAACCATCTTGTAGTAGCCACGCTCCTGCTCCTTGGAGAGAGTGAGCTGGTTCCAGATGTGCATCCAGTCGCCATACTGGCGGTCGATGCGCTGGCCACCAATCTCAACCTCGACGGACTGGATAAGCTGCTCTCCGGGGAAATCTAACCAGCGAGCGAATACATCCTGACCGTCAGCATTCTCAAGGCTCTGGCCAATCTCCGGGAGAGTGACCTGAAGGTAAGTGCGGTAGGCAAGATCACCGTTGCGGCTGATGGTGCAGGTGACACGGCGACCGAAATCGGCCTGGCCGTTGAAAGTCTGCTCGATCGACTCCATGGCGAAGTTGGTGTGGCGACGGTAGGTCACCTTCCAGAAAGTAATTTGCGGGTTGCCGGTAAGATAGACATCTTGGGCACCGTAAGCGACGAGTTGCATTAATCCACCTCCCATTTTATATATATGCTAAAGAAAATAAATTTATGATTTTCACATTAATTTATTATCTGATTTATTAGTTCAATACATTTTTCTAAAGAAGTTTATTAATATCTATATTTGTCTCAATAAACCTCCTTAAATAAGTGTCTAAATATATCTCCTTCTTACCCTCGTGTTTTTTCGTAAAAACGTATGCGTCCTTGCGTTTTTTAACAGCCCATCCAGACTCAAGTGCGTTATAGATGAATGTCATTTTTTGTAATTTAATAGTATCTATTTCAATTTCAGGAGAGGTAGATATACACACATTCTCCCGTTCCATTAAAAACACATTAGATAATGTATAATTAATATACACGAAAATATTTTTATTTAAATAAATTTCTTTAATATATCTAAAAATGGTTGGATTTAAACACAAAAATACAAAAAAAATTGTGGTTAATTCAAAACATACAACTACTCTTGATGGAAAGCACAGCGATATGCTTGAGGAATTCAGCAATAATAATAATAATTTATTTCCAACATTAGAAAACGAAAAAGAAGGCCTAAAACAGAAGCTGAATGATAATAAAGAGACGCCTCGGTTATCCGTAGAGAATATTCTAGACATAAAGGAGCGTATCAAATCCATCAGAATCCAAATTAGAGATTCAAAACGAAAGGAAAAGGATTATTTATTAACAAATTCAAACATCATTTTTGATTATTTTGAAGACAAGAAGAAAATATCAGAAGGAACTAATAAATTGACCAGGTTAGACAAGTTTTTTAATATTGAAAAAAAGAAGAATTGTACGACTGAGAACAAGAATAATGTTCAAAAATATCTGGTAAACGTGGACGATACTTTTCTGAATATTGACAGCTTCATAAAGCATACGGATGTTTGTAGTTCGTGTAATAATGGAGAACTGATTCCGGTTGACCATGAGGGAATTTTAATATGTAATAATTGTCACGTAACCTTGAAATATCTAGTTGACAATGAAAAGTCATCGTATAAAGAGCCACCCAAAGAGCTCTGCTTCTATGCTTATAAAAGAATAAATCACTTTCGCGAAATATTAGCCCAGTTTCAGGCGAAGGAGACCACACAGATTCCGGATGAAGTATTGCTAAATATAAAGCTTCAAATTAAAAAGGAGCGAATCGGACTCCATCAAATAACAAACAAAAAGGCAAAGGAGATTCTTAAAAAACTGGGATACAATAAATATTATGAGCATATCCCATTTATCAAAGACAAATTGGGAATAAAGCCACCCATAATGTCCCCCGAATTAGAGGAGACATTGTGTAATTTATTTATGGATATACAGGCACCATATGCTAAATATTGTCCAGACGATAGAGTTAATTTTTTAAATTATTACTACACCGTCTATAAATTATGTGAACTCCTAAATCAAGTTCAATTTCTAGAGTTTTTTCCTATGTTAAAGGACAGAGAGAAACGAATAGAACAAGATGAGATTTGGAAAAAAATATGCTATGAGCTTGACTGGGAGTTCGTGCCAACCATTTAAATAATACCTAAATTTGTTATAGATATTATTTTGGGTAATTGACTAGATTAAATTGCTTTCTCGTGCTTAGCGGGGGAAGCCAACGAGATTGGCACCAATACCGAAACCGGCACCCGAACGGGCGCTGACCGCGATAGCGGGGACGTATGTGTCAAGGATGCTAAATGTGGCAGCCGCACATAGCGCAATTAGGGCAACTTCGTCAAGATTGAGAGTGCGCTTCTTGTCCGGAACCAAAAAGGCGGCAAGAGCCACCATAATACCCTCCACTAAATATTTAATCGCTCTTTTAATCAACTCACTAATGTTAAGTCCGTTTATTAAGTCCATATTATAAATAATAATAAGAAAAAAATATATATATCGTCAATAAAATGCTTAAATAATTAACGAATGTATTATTAATATGGAAAATAAACCGGATGGCGTTACCACAAAAATAAATTTGGATGGTTCATTAAACTCTAAATATGTGGACTTGTTGGACGAGGATAAGCCTGTTGCAGGTCAAAGGTTCGCGTGCGTTTCTTTCCTGTCCCCTGAAAAGATTATTAAGGAAAAAAATCTGTTTTATTTTAATGAATTCCTAAAGCAATGGGAAATGTCTAAATCGCTAGAAAAATACACACAGTTTTTGAGTTTTCTTGCCTATAAATACGATGCGCTAGAATTTGACGAGTTAACAAAAGATATGGAGGATTTTGTGAAGGACCAGCGGGATAAGTTATTCACAAGCACACTCGACGACGAGTATAAGACCTACGTAGATAACAACGAAGAGGCACTAGACAAGACGTTTGACGAGCAACACAGCTTTAAAACGAGTGTGCGTGGATTAAAGGTGCGTGGATGTTTTCCGTCGCAACAGGAGGCAGAACTGAGATGTAAGATGCTTCGTGAGATTGACCCAAACCATGATGTCTATGTTGGTCCGGTTGGAATGTGGATTCCGTTTCACCCAGAGGCATATAAGACTGGGCGGGTGGAGTATCTTGAGGACGAACTCAATCAGCTAATGAGCGAGAAGGATAAGAATGAGAAATCGGCAAAGGAAGATTTTGATAAGCGCGTTAAGGAGAGCAAGAAGAAGGCGATTGATGACAATAAGGAGAAGGCGCTCGAGAGCGGTAATGCGTTAACCCAGACGATTGATGAGAATGGAAATCTGGTATCTATTAATAATGTGAATAGTATTGAGAATAAGTTTAATAACGAGACTACCGTATCTGATATTCGCAAGGAGTTATTCGAAGATGATAATGTTGTGATTGATAAGAACAACGACCACGGGCTTAGCGAACTCACCATTAATAAGCCTTCAGAAACAACTGTTAATGCTATTACTGAAACCGATACCAAGGCAAGTGTCGATGATAATGAGGTGGATGATAAGAAGATTGAAATTTCAAAATAAGCATTTACAAGCCATAATCAAAAAAAATTGATACTTAAATATATTATCTAGAATATTTAAGTATAATAATGACAAAACTAGTGTGTTCTCACGCCAAGTGCGATAAAAAAATTAAAGTGGTCGAGGAACACGCAGGGAAGTGTAGGTGCAATCAAATCTATTGTATGAAACATCGTTTACCCGAGACACATGATTGTAGTTTCGTATTTACTATTGACAAAGAGGTATTTATAGCCGGTAATAAATGTGTTGAATCAAAGCTTAAATTTACCATTTGTTCTTCCGAACATTAATTTTTGTGACTCCCTTTTTGGGAGTATTTGGATTATACACGTCCTCTTCTTCGTCTGATTCTAGGTCTTTTGATATCTCCCAGAACTCTTTTGAGCCTAATTTGAAATCGCCTCTTGGTTCCGCTTTATACCAGAATATCTGGTCGTGTAATTTATTAGATTTTGAGTTATTGTCTATTACTAAACACTCAAAATTTTCCGTACATTGATCCATTACTTGTGCAAAACTCTCGAACGTAGGAAACATACCGGCATAGTTCTCCCAAATACGTTTTCTATTTGATATATAGGGTTCTCTTAATATAAACACATAGTCAATATTGGTTCTGAGATTAGGAGGAATACCTAAAGGGTATTGCATAGTGATTACGAGCATAATTTTCCAGTGACGACCGTTCATAAAAAGTAGTCTCATCATCTTATCTTTTGTCCAGCTATTATCAAAAAGACAATCATCCAGTATTACAAATGCTCTGGGGTCAATAGACGATTTATTATAATTCAAAAGTTCTCTTTTTACCTGTTTCAATACAGTTTTCTGACGTTTCAAAATATTTTCAATGATAGCAGTGTTATATTCATCGTGTATGAATAATGTTGGAACGTGACCACCATAAAATCCATTTCCTGCCTCTGTTCCAGAGATTACAGTGCCAATGGGAATATCTTGATGATAATAAAGAAGATCGCGAACTAAATATGATTTACCAGTGTCACGACGTCCAATTAACACTACGACAGGTCCCTTATTTTCGTCTGGTCTGAAACTGATTTGAGACATGTCGAATTTTCTTAATTCTAAAGTCATTTATAGGGATTTAAGAAAAAAAAGCACTCTTTTATCCGAATATATGAGTTAAATCTTAGTTTATTATAATATAGCTTTCTAAATAATGGAATTCTTTTATAAAAAATATGATAACACTAATTTATTTAGCAATTTTGAAAATATTGAGCTAACAAATCTATCTGATATTCAGAATTATGTCCCTATTTACAAGAAATTTTTTAATCTTAATGAAAATAATTATAACACGATTGGTCTTAATCATAAATTTCACATCAAAAATATTAAAAGTAGAGAAACTGAAAATAAATTTGTCGGAGAGGTATCTGATATTAGCAATGTTATTCACGAAAAGCAAATGTTTTTCAAATACAGTCCATTATTAGACCCAACCAAATACATCACCGGTAAATATGATACTTCTCATAACGATTTAATAAAATTGCCTAGATTTGAAAATGACGTCGCACATTCCAAACTATGCGACACTAACAATTCTGCATATGTTGACAGTTTCTTTTCATATTTAACAAGCCAATTACTAAACGATAATGAGTTTATTCACGGTATAGACTTTTATGGCTCATTCTTAGGAATTAAACACGATTTTATATATGATATAAATGACGAAGTTGAATACCTGTATGATTCTGATTACTTTCATAAAAATAAGTCAACCCTTTTCACAGTTGAAAATTCTTTTCATAATGATCTTTTAAATAAGAACACTAGAAATTACAAGAACAACATTACAATTGGAGGCGATATAGGTGTGGATGAAATAATACTAACAGAGACTGAAATGTTAGATGATATTAATGATCTATTTGATAATGTAAATAATGAAGTAGATGTATCGGGTAACAACCATGGTCCAGAATTATTTTATGAAGGTAAGATTGAAGAATGTAATGATGATAATTCTAGTGAATCGTGTTCCTCGAGATCATCAAATTCCGATAATGGTGATAATGACGATTGTAGCGACGATTGTAGCGACGATGATAGTATGGATTCTACATTATCAGATGAAGTAATTAATGTTAATATTAAAGCTTTTCCCGTTCAACTAATAGCTCTTGAGAGATGTAATGATACATTAGACGCATTAATTGCTAGCGATGTGTTAACAGATGATGAACTTAGTGCGATTGTTGTTCAGATATTGATGATGCTAATTACATATCAAAAGATTTTTTCATTCACACATAATGACCTACATACAAATAATATTATGTATATTAAAACCGAAAAACAATATTTATACTATAAGTATAATGACAAATACTACAAGGTTCCTACATTTGGAAAAATTTTTAAACTTATAGATTTTGGAAGAGCAATATATAAATTTCGCGGAAATACAATTTGTAGCGATAGCTACCACCCCGAAGGAGATGCAGCAACACAATATAATTGCGAACCATATTTTAATGATAACAAGCCACGCCTTGAACCTAACAATAGTTTTGATTTATGTAGACTAGGATGCTCATTGTTTGATTATTATGTAGATGATTTGGAAAATGTTACACAAGATAAATCTGAAATTATTAATATTATTATAAAATGGTGTTACGATGATAAAAATCGTAATATTTTATACAAAACAAACGGAGACGAGCGATACCCAGACTTTAAGCTATACAAAATGATTGCCAGAACCGTAAATAATCATGTCCCGTCTAAAGTTTTACAATATTCACATTTCAATCGGTTCATCATTACAAAAAAGAAAAATAATAAATCTAAGTTAATTAATATAGACACGATGAAGGAACAAATTTGAACCGATTATGTTGTAGGTAAAATATGATAGTTATATATGATATTTTAGAAATCGGCGGCTCCAATAAACGCAGTAGGAGAACCCTTGATATTAATAGTTCCGGATACTTGTGAATATAAGAACATACCGATGATTACACTAATAAAAACAACAATCGTATCTCTAATAACGTCTTTTAACGGTTTAAATTCTTTTAAAATTACTTTCATCTCAATAAATTTAATTAAGATATATACTGCAGATATGAACAATGCGTAAAAAATATATTGCTCCATTTATTTATTAAACTATAATTGATTTTAATTTTTTACGAATTAAAATAAATTATAACGGCTCTAAAATTTCAATATTATCTAAAACGGGTATAGATTCTAATTTTAATGTTTTACTCAGGTCATTGACATCGCTTATTTCCAAATCTATGTTGCCTCCAATTTTGAGTTTATCTTCGTCCTCCTCCTCCTCCTCTTCCTCTTCGCGTCGTCGTCTCAATTCCTCTAAATGCTGAATATCTTTTGGAGCCTGGACCATTGTTTCTGTTCCGGTAGAATCTAACGCACTGTCGGTATCTGAGAAACTTATACTATCGCTAGATTTAACCATCGGAAGTGACGGTAGCGGATCAATTATTGATAGTGCTGTGGTCTCTGGCGCCTTGATGGGCTCTGGCGCCTTGATGGGCTCTGGCGCCTTGATGGGCTCTGGTGCCTTGATGGGCTCTGGCGCCTTGATGGGCTCTAGCGCCTTGATGGGCT